GTCCGATGTGCATGTGAAAATGCGTTTACGCTTTTGCAGTCAGAGGATAGAAGGCTGCGCCGTTCTCGTCTACCAGCGGAGTGACCTCCACGTTGTAGTAGCCGGTGCTGTCGTTGCCAGCCTGACCGTTGAACGATGCGAACATCTCGACGTTGGGCAGGTAGATAGCCGACTTCTTGTCCTTTGAGGTCATGAACAGAGCGCCGGTGACCTTCTTGGGAGCGAGGGTGTAACCCTTACCCTCATAAGTCACACCGTCAATAGTTCCACCGACCTCGGCAGAAGCGACCTTGTTCTCCATCAGCAGGTCGTTGATGTAGCCTGCGATAGAAGCAACCTGGAAATTAATACTGGGGTCACCCTGTGTTGCAGAGGTACAAATAGTACGGCCCTCGGTAATCTTAACGCGGCTGACGCTGGGAGCACCAGTGTCGAAACCTACACCGTCTTCCAATACAGGAAGCTCAGCATCGAAGCTTGTCAGCTCGGAAAGAGACTGATTGGGCTCGGCGATGTAGAAAATGTGGTGCATCTGGCAAAAATGCGTCTCCAGAGCACTTAAATCGTTGGTGATTGTAATTGCTGCCATAATTGGTTTCCTTTCTAATTATTAATAAAACTGATGATTAACTTGAATTGGATAACTACTGCGTGATAGCCCATGAAGTCGCTTTTGAAGTACATCACTCGCGGCTCTTCGTTACAAGTCATGAAATGGCCGTAGGTGCCGCCCTCAACCAACTGCTCCTTGATGGCATTGATGGTATTGTCTATCAAAACCTCACCACCGTTGACATTCTCGATGCCGTTCTGCCGGTCCTTATAGAACAGCTGGATTTGAGCGTAGGCATTGTTGGTGATAGAGCTTTCTGCATTGATGCCGTAGGGCAACTTCACTACAGCCCAGTCCTGCGTAGGGTCTTTCGTCGTAGGACGGTTGGTAGTATATACCTCGCCGACCACGCCTTGCATCATCGTAAATAATGCTTCCAGAATCTCCTTACGCTTGTATCTGTTAGCCATAGCTTACGTCTTTACCAAGTTGCAATAAACACTCGTACCAAGATTGCCCGCATACACATCGGTCACCGACAGCTCATGGATTTCACCACACTTGTCATCAACATCGACGAGCATTCCAGCCTTGACGCCGGAAACGATAGCACCGCACTCTTCGCCGAGTCGTCCGTCATAGGCTGCGTCCTTATCACCTGAGAGCTCACCACCTACCAAAGCTCCGAGCTGGATGCGATAGTCACTCTTCATGACGGCATCACTACCCGTGAAGCTACGGACGCTGGTATTGCTCTCCTTCCTGCAACGGCCTTCCCATAAGATAACCTTCTCGCCGTCCGAGAACGACGTGACACCCTCCCACGTATAAATCGTGCAACGGTGTGGAAACCTTACGAATTGCTGTCCCAGTCTGCCCATCGTGTTAGAAATTAATGATTCGTATCTTCGAGTTGCCTATCAGCGGCTCGTCCCACTTGTCGAACAAAGCACGGTAACGCGACTTCCATTCTTCGATATTAGCCTTGCTAACCGTCCAACCGCCCTCGCTGTGAGACCAGCCACCATCAGCGACCTTTTCAGTACTTCCACCAACAGGAAGAGATGCCAGCCAGTAGTACATCGTACCTTCAGTCAGATCGGCGTCTCTCTCGGACAAATCCTCATAGATATCCGTCGGCTTAATCTTACGCTTTGCACAAACGAACTGAATGCCATCGGCTGTCACCAGCTGACTGACGCTTTTCAGAAATTCGCTAACTGTCATCTTCTCTTCCATCGTGGTATCACTTATTAGTTATCATGAGAGTTTACGCTGTCACAGTACTGATGTACATGTGCAGAATTTGTTCTGGTACACAAAGCTGACCCATCTCACCGTTCACGTTGATGCTATGAGTGCGAGGAATATCCTCCTGCTCAATCAACAGACGGTTGCCAAGAGCGTAGGCCACCTTCTCGGGGTCGTAACCCATAGAGAGAGGAGTAACACCCTGGATGCCACCAAGACGGCCCTGAGTCGGAACAAAGGCGACGTTCTTAGGATCGAAGTTGTCGATACGCTCCTCAATCAAGTCAGGCTCGCCAGCGTCGTTCAAGCCCTTCTTAGCAACGAACGAATAGGTCTCCTGGACCTTAATCCACTCGACGCCGATGAACTTGCGGATGATTTCCTTGAAGCGGTCCTCATTGGCATTGTTCTCGAGGAAGGTCAGACGAACGGTATCATCACTAATGGTAGGATAGAGATTAGCGGCCAGACGATACAGAACCTTAGAGTGCGTCAGCATGTCATCCCACAAATCCTGCGAAATCTCCATACCGAGCGGTCCCTCATAACGGCTGTAACCAGTCAGTGTACGACGAATGGCCTTGCGGCGATTCTTCAAATACATCAACGGGTCCGAATCCTTACCCTCATTAGCCTTTACATGATCTGAACTGGTCCACCAACGGGCAGT